AATATGGTGCGACTAAATCATTTGGTCTAATACTTATCATGGCGCCCCCAAACCTACTCCGGTTGGTTAATCTCAGTTCTAAATATTCATAAGAACCTCCCTGACCGACATAATTTCCAGTCACTGTCCCTGTTACTTTAAAACCGTTTGTCGTAAAATTATTGGGAAGTGTAATACTTCCAAAATTATGTGTGCGATTGGAACCATAACTCAGAACACTACTTCCTGGGACGTTTGTGACGTTGTTGTAACTTTGACTAATCGAACCCGTGTTTATGAAACTATGGAATGCTTGGTGATATTCGAGTAATAATACCATTTCAACACAACGACTCGCGGTTCCGTATGGGTAATTATCATACACACCGAAATCCGTGCCGGAGTAGTTACTTGTCGATATAGCAATCCTCGAACCATCTTCACTAATGGATACACCACTTATACTTCCAAGTGCAAAGTTATCTTCAAAAGAAGCTCCATCAGGGTTTTGCGAGAAGTAATCTAAGGCACGGGCCCATCGTATTGGTGTGACAGAGGGATTTATTCGTCTATACTGACGTCCACTCTTTATGAAAATTCTCTCGGGATTGTTCACATCACCACTCGTAGTGACCCAGACACCCTGCACAAATTCGTATACGTACACCTCATGACTATTCGTGTTACTGTTTTCTGAATCAAAACTGGTCCCCGTTGTAATCAACCTAGATCCATCCCCAGATAAATCCATAAACTGTCCCAAAAATAGCTCGTTATTATTTGTTTCTTCGTCAGGAATAGTGTTTCTTCCCGGGGATATGTGATTACCTTTCCGTGTCCATTGACCATCAATGTACGTGTACACTTGGATCCAGCTACGGTAAATCCTTTGACTAATAGAAGCCAAGTACTCCTCCTCTTCGGGATCGACAGGATTGAGAAATAGTTTCTTACTCTGGTATTCTTCTTCACGATCCGAATTTCTCGCAATAACTGAGGCGACTGCGATCGTCAATCCATCTTTAGATACAGCTATACTGACAGGCTCGTATAAGTTCATCGAAGTTCGGGCAAGCACCACCATCTGGGAAAGGGGGACGAAATTTTCGTCTGTGTAGACGTCCCATAAACCCTCAACCCTAATACTGTCAACATCCGCTACCATGGAAGTGTTGTTATCATATTGGCGTGTTGATGAGTCATCAAGTCGATACACCGTGACTCTTCCCATGCGGATATCTTCGTTTTGTTCGATTGCGGTGCTTCCATTCCAATTCCCTAACCTAAGACCAAGTGGATCGAAAACTGGCTCGGAAATGGTCAGGTAGTTGTTATTCTTTGATAAAGATATGTAGCTGACTGGCCAGAATTTTGAGGGATACGCACCAAAACCATTCGTCACACTTGGAACATTCATGTAAGAGGAGCTGTATGACGTCGAATCTGCCATCTCAGGGCTTCTAGTGAAGATATTCCTATCTGTCAAAAATGATGTCGTGTCTCCTCCAAACTTTTTCTGCACCACCCATTGGTTTCTTATTTGAGTGGTGAGACTGTGTGTCAAAGTGTGGACCGTGGTGTGCTCATGTAAACCAGCAACTGGTACACTGTATTGTTGAGTTGGATATGATGAACCATTAGGTGCATTTGTTGAGTAATGTAATCCATCAAAGTAGTTTGATCCACTACTAAATAATATAGTATCAGCGTTTTCGCTGATTTCTAGACTCAATGCGGTGGTCACTTTCTGGTTTTGATAATGATGAGGCACCCGGTCAAAGTGGGATTCATACAGGAGGTCGTTTAGTGCGTGGTAGCTAGCTAGGCCAGTGTTAATGGTGGAATTGGGGGTGTATGCTGGGTCAACCCAATATGACGAATTGACATAATTCCCACTACGATTCACTGGATAGAGGGTTTCAAACTCACCATACGTGCCATTATAGTTTTCAATATCCTCATTTAGTTTGTGCATGGTTATGAATGTTCCTGTGTCGTAATTGTCGTCACCATAATGTGATACGAGTAACGTCTTCGCTTTTGGAGCGTATGCCGCATTGAGAACGGTCCCACGCGAGATGGACCCGGTGCTCACGTAGCTCACGTAGCCCCTTCCGATTGATTTTGTAATATTGACTCCATTTCTGAAGACGTAGATGTTTCTAGAATCCCTAAATAATATGATATCAGTGCCCTCATAGACTTTCAAATCAAGTGGGTTCTGAATTGTATTCTGGGGAGTGGGACCAAACTTGAGGTGACTTGTTGATCGCCAATTATTCACGTATCTTCTTCGTGACAGAACCTTTTCACTAATATCATATTCACGTCTTTCACTCCAAGGGTACCAGTTCGGGTGTTGTAATTCAGGAAATCCCGAATTGGATGTTGTGGTCAAAGTAGGATCCCGGAGAATTTCGGGTGTGTAAGCATTTGCCCCTACATACCATTGATCGCTAGTTATAGTTCCCATATCTTGTTTTCGATAATCGAAATTTGGACCGCTGTGGACTAAAGTTGTATCACCTTTAAAATATAGTTGTGTATTTCGCGCAATACTCAATGATTGAGAAAATTGGTTGCTTCCTATTTGGGATTTAAATTGCGAGGTTAAAATTTTTGACTTGAATTTCCAATACTTTGTATAACCAAGGTTCCAACCAGATTGAAAGGAATTGGGGAGATGATAAAAATAATGACGCATCCCAGTGTAGTTATTACCTGTGGTGTAATAAGACATTGGATCGAGCTCGGCTATTTGTGCGTCATTGAGATTGGTTATATCAACTGCGTCGGTCAACTTGAAAGTGTATATTCCAACTCGTTCATCGGTGATACCGTACCGTTCCATAAAATCTGAAGGATAGCTCGCAAAAAATGTCACTTCATCTCCAGTGGAGTTCAGTTCACATTTAAATATGGTGTATTGAAAGCCACCCTTTCCTGCTGTGGCTGCATTTGCGGGAGTGTTTATTTCATGCCTCTTTTCCCTGACATCATCCTCCACATAATTTAACAGTTGTATCGAATAGAACGGTGGTAAAGATCTATCGACGTCAATTATTCCTTCCTGCTCATTCCACTTCATAAACAGAACTCTACCACAGTCTCCGGGACGAACAGCCGCACGTGCCCCCGATGCAACTAGATTACTGGATTCAAAAGATGGATATACAGTTCCAGTGTTTGATGGATAAATTGGTCTAAGTGGTCTCCAATAACTCATCTGTCCACCTCGATATATGGGCAAATTCGGCTCCATGTATCTGTATCCCTGGTACCCCCCTGCCTGGTACCAATGTCCCGGATACGGTTCAAAATAACCATCTTCAGAGTTATAGTCTTTTCGACTTCCGACCGTTCCAGTTGTCACAATCGAACGACAGAAGTCTGGATGAATTCGTTGATATTCACTATCAGGTGTACGTCCTCCCGAATTGACGATGTCATTATCATCAAAAACTGGATTCCAATTAGGTTCACACACCGCCACAATGTCCCCATTGCCAGACAAACTCACCGAACGTGCAAACTGACTCGTGTAATCCAAATTCTTTTTCTTACGGGAGGTGAACCAAGTGGGAATCACCGAACCACTGGCCAGTATGTCGCTGCTTCTCATTCTATGGTCAAAATAACTCGCAAATATCGGATATGGTGCCTGTGTATGGTCCACATTGTTGACATCGAAATAAGCATCCTTGATTACTCCATATTCATTATTATACGAGACGAGCGCCCAGGAAGATGAAACGGAAGCTCTAGAACTCATAGTCCCAAACTCTCCATCGTAGTTATCTTCGAATGAGGTTTCCACATAAGTATCCGCTGAAAGAGATTTATGAGGCTTTGGTTCCCAAGTATTTGTGGTCGTGTTATATTTGTAATAGTAGATGGCGTTACCGAAATCATTCATTTCATCCAAAGGCATGAATGATTCCCACCTCTCGGCATCTCCTGATGTGCGACTTCCCGGCTCGTTAAGCTGATAATCAGCGGGCACACCAATGAAGTTACTGATAAGTAATGTCATACCGTCATCTGATATCTTCGCTTCTGTTCCAAAGTTTTCCATCCAGAGGACAAGGCCACAATGTTTTGCGACATCCGCCTCTGTGTTATTCATTAACGTGTCCGTCGGCACGTCAAATAAACACCTGTGTATGTGGTTCGTTGGAACTAAATATTTTTTGTTCAGTTCGGCGTATCGTAAAGCTCGTAGTTGATCTGTAGACCCCCGTTGAACCCAGTCTGCAGTTGGAGAGTCCCTGTAATAGACATACACCTCCGAGAAGCTGTGAAAATCTGTCAAAAAGTTCTTGTATTCTGGACCATTCGTCACAAAATTCGGATCGTCAACAAGATTTTTGATATGACTCTTCGCTTTTAATCCCTCTGTCCCAGAACCACCTTCCCAATTTCCTACACCAGCCGCCGCAAATTCACCCCACAGATGACGTCTGGTGACCATAAACTTACAATCTTTAGAGGTAGATAAGATTTCACCGAAACCAAAATTCGTACTTCCTCTCATGATTCCATCTGCATACGAGTTTGCAGAATCTCTAATTTCCCCTGCGAAATAATGGAGGGAATCTTCGGGAGCTGTTCCTGTTATCGGTAGTTGTGCCCCCGACCCTGTAACATCAAGACTAAGGGGGTTGGTAAAAATGCCCCCCAATTCAAGTAAAGGAGAATGGGGATGTAATATTGGCACACGTCGCCAGTGGGTGTTTGTCGGAGCATTTGGTGTTTCTGGGTGTGTCGGTAACGTGGCATCAAGGTGATCCTGACCAGCCACACTAGAACTCCAATCGGGGATGGATACAACACCGTTCATTTCGTATTCCCCGTTTGTGACAGAAGTCGATGTCGCTTGTGGAACCATCGCACCGAATGCCTTATCGTGCACATCATACCTACTAAAAGTATTTGGTGATGGTAGTTGCATACCATTGATTACCTCCTTTTCATCTATGGCAAGCACTTTCACTCCATCTGTTCTCGTGTCGTACACCACAAATGATCCATCAAAGGAAACTTTGACACCCAAACCCAATAACTCACGTTTAATTTCATCATAATCACTGTCTTTTCGTGTGTGTTCGAGACTCTCGGATATACCCGAATATTTTGTCACAACTGGTTCCCATCCCTGGCTGTAATGTATAGACTCACCAGAAGAATTTGTGGGAGCCCAACTGGTGTTGCGCCTAAATAGTGTCCACGAAGATAAGCCGGCTTGGTTTGGTAACGCATGCATGTTTGAGGATTGATCGATCGGGTTCGATACATACCCCGGAGACCCCACACACAAATACTGACCATCACCCGAAAGACTGATCGACGCACCACTGTATCTAGTCTTCTCCGCTTCAATGTTTAGATTGTCCGAGGCCGTGGCCCGGGTATTCACATCTGCCTCGTATCCATTATACATTTTGTAAAGTCTGTTATTGTATTCGTAGTATGGGACGATCAAATAATCTCCTTGTCGATCCCAAGTTTCAGTTGTGTCATTCCATTGAAACACTATAGCTGCACCTCGTGTTGTCGTAACACCTTGTGTTTGCATTTCCAAAAATGGCATTCCAATGGCGAGGGTTAATCCATCGTGGGACAAATCGACTACCAACCCCATAAACGCGGCTGGTGGGTCTGATGTAAATGTTCCTGGTGAAATTCGGGTGCCCGGAGTGCGTTGTGTCGAATCATCGGGTGGTTCCGCTTGCTGTATATCAGCAGGTGTTATAGCAGGTGTTATAGCAGGTCCCATTGGCAACCAAGGTGCCTCGACTTCAACAGTTTGAGGCGTAACTATTTTTAAAGTTGTTCCGATTGCCAAAACTTTAGTTCCGTCACCATTGAGGCTAACCCCAGAATTTGATGTGCCTGTACTCAGTCCAGAACCATGTTCAGTCCAAGTGTTATTAGTATAGTTGTAATAGACTACACCCGTATTAGTGTCGGTGGCGATTGTGTTTCCATCATTGGATATAGAAACATTTGTTCCAAATTCAGTCTCGGATGCATCCCTAGTGAGTGGCACACCCTTCAAAACGTAATTACCCGAACTGAGTTCAAATACAGAAACGTGGGGTGGTGATCCTACCACGATATGAGTTTCATCTTTGGATATATCTACTGATTTACCGTATGACTTTAGACTATGTGATACAGCCCCGAAACCAGTTGTGGTCAGTGCAGCGAAATTTTCACTGCGTCTTTGCCAGTTCCCATCAACATAATCATAAATGTATACTTCTCCCAGTTCCAAATTAGTCACATCTGTAACAGGAGATCCAATCACAATTCTTTGACCATTACCTGACATTGCCAAACTGAAACCCGGTGAATCTGTGCTTCTGTCATTTAGTTCTATGGTTGAACCATATTGCACCCATGATGGGGGGTAAACGAGTTGACTATACTCATAAGTATATACGTATCCTTCACCCTCGATATATCTACTGAACACTATACGAGTTCCATCCTCCGACAATACCATATCCCCACTCGTGTATGATTGTGTAGATACAGGTATGGATATTGTGTTTCCGAGGGGATTCCAAGCATTTCCTTGATATTTTACGATGTTCACACTTGGTGGTTGCTCAACGTTCACATATCTCACAGCATACCCATTAATTCCCTCGGAACTCGTGGCTTGGTATACAATTGGATATATACCTTGGGTAGAGGCGTGGAAGTCTGGATCGACAACTTTCGTCAACGTGTCGGAACTACTGTCGGATGTAAATCCGGGATCTATAAAATCCTCTCCCACATCAATTGTATTCTCTGTGAATCCAGTCAATGAAACCGTCGGTATTCGGACAGACGGTAGATCGGGATCCAAATCGATGGTGACCTCTACATCAAACGTTGAAAAGAATGTGTTATACATGTTAAGTCGTAGGCCAATGTAATCAACACGATGTGACCACGACATATAGACATATTTTTTAGAAACAACTTTGTCTGTAAACACAGTTCCTTGTGTCGTCGAATAAGATTCACCCTGACCAGAACCATTTGAATTGAAATTGAAGGTATCTCCACTTAAATCATACCCATAGATGTAATCAAAAGGCTCATCTTGCTCGACACGCCGGATAAACACGTCTATGGACACGAACTGCTCAGATCCAGACACTGGAATTCGTCCGTTTAATTTTACAGTTACAGGTAACAAACCTCCATAGAATGAAGAATCGGGGTTGTACAGTTCGAATTCATAGCTTCTCCAAGTCCCTGTCCAACCAGCAAAATTTGGGCCATATGGAACGTTTTGACTAACAACCGAAAACTTTTTGAGTGATCTTTCCGATTGCACCGCAACGATTCTAACTTTGGTTTGAGTAGCAGTTTGATATCGTATATAATGATCACCCACTACACTGCTATCAACTGAACCAGTGATGGTCACACCGGCATTTTGAAGACGCACTGCATCTGGGTCGTTCCAAGTTTCTCCATACTCAATGGAAATTCTATCACCACCGGTGAGAGTTATTGGAGTATCCAATTCCCCAGCCATACTATAAGCAGCTGTAGAGCCATTACCCGAAATCGCGTTCACACCGACATCTACCCCCGTGAATTCAGCCTCCTTCACATACCCAGACTGGTCTAATCGATAAATATACGTCCTGTCCGTTGAAACGATAAGCTTACTACCATCTTCGGAAATATCACAACCGGTATTAAACACTCCAGATTCTGGTGACAGCTCCGCACCCTGTATAGCAAAGTTTTCGACAGTCGTCGTACCTGAAGCTTGTTTATATACAGAAACACCTCCACCAGTTCCATCAGATTGAGACGGTTTGCCGATAGCTATAATTCTACCGTCAGCTGATGAAGCGAGGCTACTATTCCTGTATCTCATAAAATTACCTATACGACCAGTATTTACGTCAGGTTCACCGAATATATGTGTCCCTGAGGGGGCATAGTCGTGGAACCCGTAATACCTAGAGGGAATTAGGAATGTATTATTTGTCGCAGAAGATGCTTCCGACCTTGTCAGGGGTGCTGGAAGGGGTGCGTATACATTACCATCAATTCCATAGACGGATATTTTGGCCGAAGAAGAATCAAGGCTGCTCATTACAGAAAGTTTTGTTCCATCTTGAGAAAGATTGATGGATGTGCCGAAATACCTTTCCTCATCAGTTAGAGTCTGACCATATTGAGTAGGAACGGGTGGATATTGTGTATCATCTAGATTGAAAACTTTCACAGTTCCTTGCAAACCAATACTCTTATCTATGGGGCGATTCGAACTTATATACCTTTCAGGAAGAACTCCTGTGCCTACAGCCACTTTTTTCCCGCTTGCCGCCATCGCTATAATCGAGTTGTTTTGACCACTGTTGGGACCATCAATGGATATTAATTTATTATTTTCAGCCCCAGGGTCGATGACGTCGACAATTCGACTCACCGTATTGGAAATATTTCCCGCTACATCCTGTGTGGAATATGTCAGTGTGTATGAACCAGCCACATTTGCATTTACAGTTCCTTGGGTAGTAAACCCAGGTAGCGCATCATCTCGACGAACACCCAAATCGGTGTATGTAGTATTTAGTAAGTGTCTGTGTAAAGCAGGTCCATTTAATGTAATAACTGGTGGCACAAAGTCAGAATTCTGAATCTGACTCGTTTCATCCGAGTAAACTTGAGCGATACCACTCCTTTCCTGTGAGAGGGGTGAGGTGATTATCATCCTAGATCCGTCAGTAGAGCTGGATAAAGAGTATCCAAAATTACCAGTCAGATCTGTAGATGTAATCACTTCACTACTGATAATGACCCATTCAGAATTTTCATAAGTATAATTTGTGACGCGCCCCTCTTTAGTGTAAATCATAATCTTTGTGCCGTTACCAATCAGATGAATGGATGACCCAAGTTCGTCATTGACATTTGCTCCGATGATGGGACTACCTTTTACGGTTGGGGTTGATGTCGTAGCGTCGAACACTATGACACGCCCTCTCTTGTTGTCGTAAAAGGGTGCACCAGCGGCAAACGTGTTGCCATCATCAGAAATGGAAAGACACCACCCGAAACGTTCCCCAAATGTTATTGGTTGTGCAAAAATGGGCACATTTCCACCAATATATGAAGATATTTTGACATAACCTGGACCAGCGGTTGGTGCACTAAATACTACAACGTCGTTTGATGACGAAATCGCTACATCATAACCGAGTTGGTGTTCGATTTGATTGTTTGTAAAAGAGAGCGAACTCTCAGATGTCCAATCGTCGCTATATACATACGTATGCACCCCACCAGCACCAGTGTTTGGACCAAATACCTTACGCGGTTCGCCCACGGTTACACGTGATCCATTATTGTTCAAAGAAACAGACCACCCAAATTTACCATCCGTCGTTCCGGTCAGGTCGGATCCGAGTTGACTCCAGGTAGAGTCACTGTATCGGAACACTCGGACCAACCCATCACCGTGATCTGGTGCACCTACGGCCACTCGTGAACCATTCTTCGAAAACGATACAGAGTGACCAAAGCGTCCACCAACGTTTGGTCCATTTATGGATGTCATGACATCCCATTTTATGGTGACTGGGTTAAAAGCATATATTTTAACCATACCCCTATCATTGTCATATCCGGGTGATCCCAAAATGAAATACATTCCGTCACCCGACATTGACGACGACCAGCCATGATTATTTGGGGTTGATGAGTCATCTAAGTTTTGAATGTTAAGACCCAACTGTAAGAGCTCACCGGAGACACTGACCAGTTGATAGGCGACGTCAGATTGTCCGTTCTCTGTGACAATATACTTTATGAGATAGTCATTTGTTACCGCCTCATTGACAACACCCTCGGTGACAACATTGGACGAAGTGACCGCGTAGTCATAATTGTATGTTTCATCAACTTGGCGACGAATAATTCGGGCACCATTGAAGCTGAGAGACGCCCGAGGCACATTCCAACGATACAGCTGAAACTCAGAATTAGATTCGACAAAAATCTTCGACGCGTCATTCGTTACAAATATTCTCCTACCAAAATGATTTCCATTAAAACTATCTGTAAGTTCTGATAGGGAAGGCATCCAGAATGTTCCGTCCCACCTATATTGATACACCGTTCCCTTATTCGTGGTGGACATTGCCGAATACGTCACGGTAGTACCGTCATAGGATAAATCCACCGCAGTGCCGCCATACCCTTCAGATATTTTGTTCCCCAGTTGATTCCATACCTGTGTCGTTTTATCTTCGCTGTAAATTTTCACACAACCACCGGTAACATCACCCAACACAAACCTGTTCCCGTCTCCGGAGAGTCTCACGGACTGTCCGATATTGTCGCCAACCTGTTCCCCAACTACAGAAACCAGTTTTTCATCATTTTCAGTGTCGTATAAGAACACGGCACCTGTAGTATAGTTATTGACGGGCACTCCCAATAAAAGTCTACTTCCATTGAAATTCAAAGACCCACTAAATTGTTTTTTAACTACACTATTACTTAATTTTATTGGTTCTGTATAGGTGTGAAACTTGGTCCACGTGGTCCCGTATCTATATGTGAACACATACGGATTTTTGGATCCGGTGGGTCGCGCGGTGCCACAAGAAATGACGGTGCCGTCACCGGAAATGGTTACAAATTCACCTAAATTATCACCAACCTGTCCATCGATAATGTCATCACCCACCTGTTCCCACTGATCCACGATGAAACTGTATCTGTATACCCGGACTAGACCACTGAATGAAGTTGTTCCCGAATACTGAGGTGCCCCAATAACCACAGTCAGGCCATCTGAAGAGACGTCTACAGCCGCACCAAAACTCGAATCGTCGGGGCCTTCAATTTCCTGTCCAATCCTTTTCCAGTCCTGATCATCCGGGTCCCATTCATAGAGTTTGACAGAATTGTTGGTAAAATCACCAACCGCGAGAATGAAACCATCCCTGGACATGGATGTCACTCTTCCAACCAGTGGCTCACCATAATGTTCAGTGTCATATACGACGACGAGTGTTCTTCTCATGTCCTGTTGGGAAGGAATCCCGTAGCTGGAAACGGCGGTATATTTGATCTCGTATGTTCCCAATCTAGTGATGTCGACATTGGAGTCGTCATTGTTTACCGTGGAAAGAATACTCGTCGTCACACCCGGATCGTTGAAAACTCCGTTAAGGGGAATTGAAGCGATAGCGTCTCCATTCAAAGTCATGGTGGGAATCGTGGGATCTTTTGTTATGACGATCCGTCTCGTTTTTGTCACAACAGAACCAAAACCATTTTGTGATGTGTACAATATTTCGTATTCTTGTCCTTCGACAGTATTGTCTTCAATATCACCGGATATTGTCACGGAAGCTCCAGTATCTGTGGTCGCCCCGGGCTCTTCATAAGAGGTATTCGCTTGAAGAGGAAATGGATTTAGACCTGTGAGAGTGATGGTCGGTGTGACGTAGTGAGAAATAGGTTTCACTGTGTAGGCAGAAACACAACCCTTATCCGTCCCTCCATCATCCTTTCTAGGAACTGACAGACACACAACTTCACCATTCCCCGAGATGGCTACACTCTTTGCGAATTCGTCCCTACCACTAACACCTTTCATGCGCCACCCCCTATTCACCCACTTATTCTCTTCACGCTCGTATATTTCCGCGTGACCAGTCTGTCTGACTCTGCGGGGTATAGTTCTGGAATTGAGAACTAAATCTTCACTGTTGAATCCTGGCATGCCAAACACCAAGTTGTTTCCGTCATATGACAGTTTAAGATGAATATCACTTGTTGCGGTCAAGGTGATTCTGTTGTTTTCGAGTGCTTCGAATGAGTCGGAAGATGTGTCGTATGTGGTGATGTTTGGTTGGTTTGTGCCAGTCTCGCTGACGGCCAGTATATTCGATTTGAAATCAAACGAGTTACCGAATCTGACACCCGAATCACGACCCATCTTAGACGTCAACAGTGTTATAGTAGAATCTACTCGATACAAATGCACCAGACCCCGTAACTGTGCCGCGTTGGGAGATGAGACGACAAGACGACTACCGTCATCCGAAAGAGCCACGTGTTTGCCGAAAAGGTCACCCTTTTCCGACCCTGTCTGATCCACGCCTATTTTATCCCACGTTCCATTGTTATCTTGATACACACGCACGTAACCGACGGTGTTTCCTCCGTATGGAGCACCGATGGCGAGAAAGTTTTTATTCTTAGAGAGACTTACCGAGTATCCAAAAAAATCACCTGCCGCACCACCTTCAATGTCTACACCCACTTGACCCCACTGACTTGATGTCGAGTTCCAGTCGTATACACGGACGTGACCGGTATTTTCGTTGACACCATCATCATTGAAAACAGCACCAATCACTACCCTATCACCATCGGCAGAAAGAGACACAGACCAGCCAGAATAATCCTGTGCTACTTCACCATCGATGTCAACGCCCTTTTGAATCCAGGGATCGTCGACGTTAGAACGTGAATAGACGCGAACACTACCCGCGTTCGTACCCCCTACGCCATCATTCAGAATTGAACCCACAGCAAGAGTCAAACCATCTTCCGAAATATCCGTAGACCACCCAGAGAGGTCGAACGCGTTTTCTCCATAAATTACCTGTCCCGATCTAGCGATGATGTATTGTTCTGCACTTTTTTTAACACTCGTGAGGAGAGCTGGATCAATTCCATATTTGATTCCAACTTGATTTGCAGCTGAGAATGGAACTTTTCGACTCGTTCCCTGAAACTTAGCTTCCAAGAACTCATTAAGGGTTAAAGAAACAGTTTGTGCGTCTTGACGTTTTATAAGGGAACCCTTCAACTGACCGATGCACTCGTTCCAAGCTGCAATGGATTTCCCCTTCTCCGTCATTCTTAATGATATATTACAAATTAATCTGAGTATAAAGTCCCACCCATCCCATTTTGTATACGAAGGATGTTATAATTGACGGCATAAATGGGACAGTTTATATTCTGTGTGCAATGTATTTTACATGAGTCAATCCTACTGAAATTTAGGGATCCAGTCGGCTGAAATTTACCGGCTGAAAGACAAAATGGGTAGAAAAACATTTGCTCCGTGTTACTCGCTGAGAAATCGGAATGATAATAACAAGGTATGGATGTGAAGTATGGAACAGATCTCTTAAAATCTATTAAATCCGTCCCGTTAATTTGCAGTTTGACCTTATTAATTGCGGATACGAGTGTGTTATTTGTATCTGCAATAACGTTACTACTCGCGATGTACTTAATTGGGTGATTGAAAACAAGGTCTTGAATTTTTTGGTTGTTTGGCTCATTCTTCTGAACCTGGAAAATGAGCATGTCATTTTTGGAAGATGCGATAAAATTTCTCTCCTCTTCGTCAAGGAGAATAAAACACGCTTCTATGGCGAATGTGTGTTCTGGAAGATCGGTTTGCCAGTAAATTTTTAGTTCAACGTCATGATACTGAAGAGCAACGAGTGGTAAGCAATTCTGCCAGCTCTCACAGAAAAAGAAGCGAAGTGGGTAAAAATAGGATTGAGAGCCAACCCCGCCATGTAAACTCGCGGGATACGTTTTGCTGTACGTGTTTGCGAATAAATCAATAGCTATACCCTCAGAGAATTCCGAGTCTTGTGAATCTATGAGCTGACCACCCACGTACAACTCGACACGGTCGATGATCGTGCGCCAATCACTTATGAGCTGAGATCCATCATCTGGATCGTCAGCAACTATGTGAACGTAGCTCAGCAAGTCACCCATCTTTTGAATCCTGACGGTTGAAAAATTACCACCCGTTGGATTTTGTAAAAATGTTTGACTGTGTGTGAACATAGAAAAATTGGAATGCTTTTTGTATCTCGTGTTGAAAAATGTTATTTCAGGATCTCCAGTTATATGTTTATCCTGTTGACCCTTAGCGACAAGTTGTGCTAATGCTCCACTGGACATCTTTACTATTATATGTAAACAATTTTTAAATGCTGTATATGCGAACCTCAGTTTCAGAATCGATGCACACAAAGGTGCCGAGAGTATTGACATTGACCCGTTTTCCCATGTCATTCAATGAAGATGGGGCGACAATCACTTGATCGAAAGTGGTACCAGTCTTAGACCAATCACCTTTTATGGTGTATACATACGCGCGACCACTGCTCTCATCGTCAGAACCAATGACAAGCACATTTTCATTCGACAACGACACGGACTTACCAAATGTTCCGGGGATGTGTGATCCGAATGGTGACCATCTCGAACCTTGTATGGTATACACTCTCACACCACCACCAGACTCCGAACCCACAGCTAATTTTTTTCCATCACCCGACATTGAAAGAGAGAACGCGTTTCTCCCACCCTCAGTTCCATCGTCAATGTCTGTTCCCCCATAACTTTCCCATACGCTGTTCACGTATCTGTATATACTCGTCTTACCGACGTTAGCGGAAGTCACAGCTCCGTCATCTGCTATTGTCGTTCTCGTGTGTCCTGGTGAACCAATAGCGAGCACACTCCCATCCCTGGAAATCGATATGGATGTCCCCAACAACTCGGCCGGGCCAAGGCCTTCTACGATCTTCTCCTCTTCCCAAAACACACCATTCCACTGGTAAATTTTTACAAAACCAGCCTTGAATAAAGCTCCACTATTTGTGTTCGCCTCTGGAGCACCAATAAATATATGTGTCGCGAAATCATTAATCTCAACCGCGTGACCAAACTTTCCGAGGTAATCGGTCCCAAACAGATCCAGACCAAGTTGCTCCCAATTGTTTTCGAAGAGGGGGTTTTCTTTATACACTGTCACGAGACCCACTGTAAAGTGTGAAGACATACCGATGACTATGTATCGTCCATCATACGAGAATTTCATCGATGATACATCTGCCGGAGTTGTGATGGATCCATTACTCTCCCACGATCCGTCCACTCCAAGTTTATACAGCTGAACATTTGTTGAAAAGATCGCAAGAGATCTACCATCTCTAGAAAAGGCTGAAACCGTTCCACTTTGGGAAAACGTGACTTTACCATAGGAACCAACCTCGTATTGTTGCCGTGTCGTATTCGCAGATATACCGTCACCATCCGTCACGTTATATGTGATCGAATAACTTCCCAATTGATTAATGATTATATTGTTCGATGTTTGAACTACACCACTGAGTGTCTCTGGGAACACGGTTGGTGCGGGTATAGATATCGGATCGTTCAATATCCTATAAAGTGTTCCAGAAGTTGTGATGGTAGGTCTCTTTCTCACGATGACCTGCCTCGTTATAGGAATAGCCTCAATCCCGAACTGGTCTTTAGCGGTGTATGTGACTGTTTGAGTTTCTGACACTCCAATTCTCGGTGCGTTGAATGACACCGACACTGTCGGAGAAGCTTCGCCAGATTGTGTGAAGGTCACACCCGAATCAACATACGTCTGGTTCAGGGGATTGTACACTATGGAAGCGCCGGTGAGAGTCAACACAGGCCTTGCCCGTACAAATACAGACCTTTTTACTAACGAAGATGGTCGTAAATATTTATCTGGTGAGTCGTTCGTGTAGAATATTTTATATTCTCCCAATGTCGTTGCAGTCAAAAAGTTTGGAAATCCGGATACCACCACCGACGAACCAGGGGTTGTGTGATATACACTCACCGGGACAGACGCGGTGACACCTGGGTCTTGCAAAGATGTGCCATAAGTGTGATAAATGACACTGGCACCCTCCAGTTTTATGGGGGATACTTCAGGAATGACCTCAATGGATCTAATTATGGGATCAGCCTTTTTCCTCTGTAAATCTTCCACTTCATACTTTATCGTGTATACACTGGGTTCACGTGTTAAGACGGAACCCGATATCTTCAGTGTTGGTGTTATCGCCGCGGATGTCGAAACCGTCGCACCATTCTCGACGTATGTTGAACCAGAATTTAATCTGATATACTCATCACCATTAAGTTTCAGGGTTGGTGCTGTGAATGAAATGTCTTGGAAGACATCTTTTATTTCAAACGTTTTAACTCTTCCAACGTTGGTATTGTCTCCCACAATGACATCATCCGAGTCGGAAATAAACACCGAAGTTCCTCTCGTTCCGGTGGAGGTGCTCGCTTGGGACCAAGTTCCGTTTTCATATTTATATAATCGTAAATCCTGACTGGGACTTATTAAAACGATGGAATTCCCATCACTTTTTATATCAGTGGTGACCCCCCCACTTGCAGTGATGTTACTTCCAAGCTGTGACCAAGACGTGTCATAGTTGAATACCTGCACGGTTCCAGCATCGCTTGACAAAACCAGTGAGCTTGCATCCTTGGTGATGGAAAAGTCATTTACACTCAAAGAAGAACCAAACACAGCTTCTTCATTATGATTCGAGTCGTACACCCGAACCGTTTCGTCACCAGCCAATACTGTGAGTTTATCACCATTATCAGACAAATGGATATCTCCCACGTCCACCGTCGTACCTGATACGGTGATGTCGTTTAAATATTGTGAATTTTGTATCACGGCCTGTGTAGAAAATGTATAGAACTCCACACCCGATGTATTGAAGGTTGCCAACTTAGTCCCATTATTCGTGAGGTTTAGACCAGCGCCAAATAAGTTTGTGGGAGTTTTATTTACAGTCATCGTTGGTGAAATCAGTTCCCAATCCTGACCTTTCCTATATACCCGAATCACGTTAAAAGGATACGGAGAATCTGGTGCGTTATTTCCAAGGGCAATGGTTGTTCCGTCACCACTTATCTTAACTTTGTTTGTTCCAGTCGATCTGAAATCAATTGACGAACCACTCTGTGACCAGCTTCCAGATGAAAAGGTGAAGACTTTGCAAACTGCGGGGTCTGAAGTCGTTCGATCTATGAGAACGACTAGGGTCATGCCATCAGAAGAAAGATCTATGGAAATCTCATTCGGGTTGGTGACTCCGGGCACTATATCAGATCCAAGCTGACTCCAGGTATTGTTTGAGAACCCATATACTTTGATTGTGGTATTCATCCTAAATGCGATTGTGTTCCCATCACTCGAACTGACCAAAGCCCTCAAAGAGCTGGATGCTATGCTGTCAGGTGCAGTAAACTGAATTATCGAACCACGTAATGTCCATCCATATGGTGGTGTTCCAAGATGTTTCATGAGGGCATCGTATGATCCAGTTTTGGCTCGTATTCCAAATTGAGTTCCATCATAGCTCATAGACAGTGCCGATAGTGCCCTCCTTTCAGATAAGTTGACTATTTCCTCAGACCCAAGAGGATTAACTAATGTTCCATCAATATTATCACGAATCGACGCTACGGATCTTGTTCCCTCAATAGTTTCTTGGTCAAACACATATCCCACCCTGTTACCATTTGACGATAAGGATACATATTTACCCAAAAATCTATCTGATGTCCCAGAAGCTATTATGGTGTGGCGCAGCGTCCAAGTGCCAGACACGTAATCATACACTTTTACATAGCCTTTATACGAGCTCGTTCCATTACCCGGTGCCCCCACTACGACTGTGTTTCCATCATTAGATATATCTACGATACTTCCAAACTTTTCGAGGGCATTCCCCCCACCATCTATAAACGAGTGTAAAGTCCAGCCTATTGTGATTTGCACCACTCCAACATCATAAAATCTAGCTGTGCTCCCACTCAACGAACCGACGTGACTGCCATCAGTATTGATTGACAACCCCGTAGGTGTGTAGTTAATATCCAATTCATGTGTCTTTGTCCAAGCTGAATTAACTCTACTGTACAACTGAATCTGTGTCAAAGACGAATCCCAAGAAACAACTTTCGTCCCGTCTCCCGAGAGAGCAAAAAGAGAGAACCCATCACTAGAATTGACCACAGTGTTTCCATCATTTGATATGTCTATCACGGATCCGCTATACGACGACGAAACTTCATAATTGTAAGCCTGATTATCAGGTGTTGAAGCCTGGAAAACACTTACACGACGACCTCCCGTTGCTCCAACAACAAACCTCGACCCATCGGATGACATTGCGACCGAATACCCCGAATAGTCAGAGCTTGCTTCACCATCGATGTCTGCACCAACCTGCCCCCAACTAGATCCATCCCAATCATACACACGCACGTGACCGGAATTGGTGCCGTTACCGTCGTTAAGTTGAGCTCCTATGACAACCCTCGACCCATCTGAAGACATTGCGACCGACCACCCCGAATTGTCACCACTTGCTTCACCATCGATGTCAGTGCCAACCTGGGTCCAACTGGTTCCATCCCAGTCATACACACGGACATGACCGGCATTATTACCTATCGGTCCCATGTTAATATCATTACCAATAGCTCCTATAGCAATTCTCGACCCATCTGAAGACATTGCGACCGAATACCCCGAATAGTCGTAGCTTGCTTCACCGTCGATGTCAGTGCCATCCTGTCCCCAACTAGATCCATCCCAGTCATACACACGGACATGACCGGAAAAGGTGCCGTTACCGTCGTTATACCTAGCTCCTATAGCAACCCTCGAACCATCTGAAGACACTGCAACCGACCACCCCGATTGGTCATAGTAGGCTTCACCATCGATGTCCGCACCCACCTGCCCCCAACTAGATCCATCCCAATCATACACACGGACATGACCACGGTTATCATATGAGGTACCACTCGTTCCATCGTTATAAATAGCTCCTATAGCAATTCTCGACCCACCTGAAGACATTGCGACCGAATACCCCGAATGGTCATAGCTTGCTTCACCATCGATGTCAGTGCCAACCTGCCCCCAACTAGATCCATCCCAGTCATACACACGGACATGACCGGAACTAACATGACCGGTGCTGTTAGTGCTGTTATACCTAGCTCCTATAGCAATTCTCGACCCATCTGAAGACACTGCAACCGAATACCCCGAATAGTCGTAGCTTGCTTCACCGTCGATGTCCGCACCCACCTGCGTCCAAGTAGAACCGTTCCAGTCGAATACTCTAACACGACCCCTATAAGAACTATGTCCATACTCCCCGATAACAACCCTGGAACCGTTTGAAGATATTGCTACTGCACTTCCCGTTTGATCAGAACTTCCACCAGTGATGGAACTACCCAGGTGTGAAAACAAGACAGCCTGTTTACTGTACACTCTGCCTCCGTAAGTCGACTGTTTCACAGCAATGTCATCCCCACTTGAAGATGAGTGAATTTTTAAAATACTTCCATCCGTCGTGAAAGTGGGGAGATAAGTTACCCAACTTCCAGACACGAGTTGGTAAGAATGTATAGATGTGCCCGAACCGTTGAAAATTTTAGTGCCATCACCCGAAATTGCAACCGTTGTCGTGCTACCTGAAATACCCGATCCGAGCGGTGTCCAAGTTCCCCCGGACTTATGATAGACGTAAACACTTGTATAGCTGTTAAACACTATCCGCGATCCATCTTCAGAAATATCAATCGATCTCCCCCAATTTTGAAAATCAAAGCCGTGTAAAACGGTGCTTGCAGTAGAAGGCCAATCACCGTTCCCATCCTTCTCATATATTCCCACGTAACCCGATTCATAATAAGGCGAATAACTCGCCCAAGGGTAACTAACCACTCTCACATTTCCATTACCAGACACGACTTGATTTGTAGAACTTGAAATCGCAGAACCACTCTGAATAAAAGTATTAAAACCTGTAGTGTCACTATCATATTCATAAATGTTCACACGCCTATTATAGACATCACCTATGACTACTCTGTTTTCATCACCTGAAAACTGAGCATGAACTTCAGTGAAATTAGAACCATTAGCACGTTCTACGTCGAGAGTCCATGTAGTACCCCCCGTGTAACTATAAAATCTTATATTTTGAGTATTAGCCTGACAAACTACTAAATAAGAATTATTTCTGAACGCGAAAGTTTCTGGATTGATATTTATGGATCCCATAGATGCTCCTGAAACGGCATTTTGAATAAATAAATCATAACCTTCGTATGCCAATACCGTGCCATCGTATGAAATTGCGACATTATAACATGTCCCGACGTCGTCGAACCGCCGGAAATTCCATTGGGTGCCATCATATGTATAGACCCGAAAGTGTGTATCATCATAGACAACAAGAGTCTCACCGTTTCTACTTAAAACTATACCGTAATTTTCTATGTCCAGAGGACCAAGCCCTGCAATCTCAGAACTCTGTGTCATTAATACAGGATTCGGGGTTAGAGTCGGATCCCATCTTAAACTAGCAATCTCTACATCACGTGACATGGATTCATAAGAAGCCAAACTGAGAACACCCGAGTTGGATGTAGCCGTATTAATATAATATGTAGAGAATGAACGAAAAGTGTTCACTTGACTGCTCTTATCAGAAGATGTAATATCATCTCCAATTTTAGATATTTGACCGTTCGAGTCAATTTCATACAGTCTCGCGGTGTTGCTATAATCAACCGATAGATAGTTGCCGTTGTTTGATAAATGTATGACATCACCTTCTGTCAATCCACCACGCTTTCCCCAGACACCTGCACCATTCTTGTCCCAAATACTAAGATTGTATTCAATTTGTATTGTTCCTCCCATGTTCGGGTGTTGACCGCAAAAGTAATATAACGTGTCAGATGCAGACGTGGGAATGAGAAGATTGCCCCCCACAACTGACGCAATGATTGTCGAGTCACCGGCATGTGTTCCATCAGGTGACGCTGAAATTCTTAATGGGTGTGAACCAGTCTCCGTAAAGGTAGATGCAATCCCCGTATACGTCACACCCTTTTGTAAACGTAAAGTCGGTTGTGTAACACCGTCCAGTGAATACTTATTACCACTGGGTGTAGACACGACAGTTAGACCCTGTAATATGGTCGTCGTCGGGGCGAGGCTGGTCAATACACGATTTCCATCATCACTCATTTCCAGTGTTGAGTCCTCCGGTGTCAATGTTATCGTGTCGACGACACTTGAGGAGGGTATTGTGTTAGTTTCACGGTTGTACACTTTAACGACACTGTTCTTGTCACTCCCCACAGCAACTTTTGTTCCATCCAAAGAAATGGACACATACTTTCCAAAATCTACTGGACCATCTCCTAAAATTTCTTCCCCGAATAGAGACCACCTACCTCCAGAAAATCTGTATATTTTCGCAGATCCTTGTTGTTGACCATTTAACGATATAGTTGTGCTATCGGGCACACCAACAGCCAAGTAGTTTCCATCGTTGGACATAGAAAGAGACGTCCCAAAACCGTCGTTTACCGTGGTTGCTGACAAAGTATTACCCCTCTGTTTCCATCCTGACGACTTGTTGACGAGCTCGGATGCTTTCACCGAGACTTCGTTTGTTGAACCTATGACGACTTTATCACCATTGTTTGAAACCTTCACGAACTTACCTAATGCATCACCGTTTGTGGAACCGTTTACTTCATTTATGATACCCCATCTTTCGCCGTCATATAAATATGTGGAAGAACGACCACTGTTAGAGTTTGTTTGAGAATTTCCAATCACTACAGTATTGCCCATCATGTTGATGCGTGTTGTCTGACCCGTAGTTCCGAAATCACCAATCAAAGTGTTTCCGTATTGCTCAAATGTAGTCGAGTTCCGATTCCACTTGAAAACCTTAATTTGGTCATCAGAGGCGACCACAAAGTAATCTGCGTAATAACTTATCGCGGATGAATACACTTGAGTCAGGCCCGTCGGTATGTTTTGTCCGAACTGTTTCCACTGCAACCCATTCCATGTGTATATAAGGACATCACTACCCGAATGTGTCAACATGACTTTACCGTCATGTGAAAGATCAAAATGGTTCATACTGATCGTTTGAGTTTGAACAGGACTTAATGAGACAACGCCACTCGGTGAAGCACTGGGTATCTCGAATGTTTGTATTCCATGGTTTGTTTGAACAACAACAATATGACCATTTTTTGACATGAGTGCTAAAGGAGTTCCAGAAACTTCATAATCACTATATAACGAATAATACTCATTCGTGTTTAGATTATCGTGCACTCGTAAAAATAGATGATCACTCATAGCAGTAACCGCCACACGACCCCCATATTCAGACACACTAATAGAAGCCCCAGTCAGTGCTAAACTGGTCGTCATCAAAGTTGTTGACGAAACTGAATTCAAATCCTGGTCAAATTTATCCACTACAACTTGCGTCGTCCCCACTTTCTTGGCGACAAACGTTTCAGATCCGTCATTGGTGATGTCCACATCAAATGTTTCGGCGTTTCCAGAAATGTCTATCACTCCCGAAGAGGTCAATTCGAATTGTTCCACCAAACTTTCATCAAATTCATACACCCTCACTTCATTGGCGACCGTGTTGTTGAACTTGGATGTCACCGCCAAAAAGCGACGATCATCCGTGCAGGCAATCGCATAACTAAACTGATCTGTATTTGAAGAACCACCGATTTGAAATGTTTTTCTATCAATCAAGTTATTCACAAATGTTTTCAAAAATGGATCATAATTTGATTCCGCGATGTTCGTCGCGTTCAATGAAAATGTATCTGCGAGAATAGAAGCACTGGAGTATTCACGACGATTACTGACCAAACCAGTCTTTGTCGTCGCAGCTTCCAGGTGCTGGTAATCCACAGTCTGAGACGTATATCTGTTAAATGCTCGTTTTGTGACAGCATTTAACAATTCGTTCAACGAGTAATTTGTACGACCCATCTCTTATTGATATATTACAAATTAATCTGCATACAGTACTCCCGCCATGCCATCTTTGATACGTAAGATGTTGTAGTTTACTGCGTAGATTGTACGGTCGATGGGTTGAGTGCAATGTAATGTGCATGAATCAATCCTACTGAAGTTAAGTGTTCCAGTCGGTTGATATTTATTCGCGGATAGACAGAACGCGTGTAAAAATAAGTTTTCAGAATTACTTCCTGAGTAATCGGTGTGATAATAGCTCGGAATGGCAGTGAAGTAGGGAACACCCGTCTTAAAGTCTTCGACATCTGTGCCGTTTATTTGAAGTTTTACTTCATTCGTTCGAGATACGAGATTGTTCGTGGACGAAGCGTTACTACTGGCGATGAACTTGACAGGGTGGTTGAAGACAAGCTCGTGGATATTCTTCTGAGATGGTATGTTCTTTTGAACCTGATAGATGAGCATGTTGTGCTCGTTAAACGCGACATGTTTACGCTCTTCTTCATCCAATAGAATGAATGCAGCGTTCACGTGATACGTTCGGTTCGTGTCCAGAGCAGAATTCCAGTAAATTTTAAGTTCCACATCGTGATATTGTAAAGCAACGAGAGGTAAAGCGGTTTGCCACAGTTCACAAAAGAAAAACCTAAACGGGTAGAAGAAGGACTGCGAACCCAAACCACCGTGAAGACTTGCCTGGAAAGACTTTGAATATGAATTGGCGAAAAGATCGATGGCGATGGACTCACAAAACTCAGAATCTTGAGAATCGACCAATCGACCACCAATATAAAGTTCAGCCTTGTCTATGACAGTAGTCCAGTTATCCAGTAACTGAACCTCACCGTTGAGTTTTGTCACTAAATTTGTATACGCGAGAAGGTCACCAAGTTTGTTTATTTTCACTGTCGACATTCCACCCGGTTTGGGTTCCATCTGGACGGTCATCTGCTTTGTAAATAAAGAAAAATTGGTATGCCTCTTAAATTTTGTGTTGAAATATGTAGTGTTCGGAGACCCGGATATATGTTTATCCTGTTCACCACGAGACACAAGCTGTGCAAGGGCCCCACCTGACATGGTTTTCTATTATAGATTCACATTATTTATTTAAGCTTTGTCATCGGTCCAATCATTAGGATCCGTGTAATTTTTCTTCTCGGTGTCGTAAATTGCTTCACCATCAGTGATGATCATGGTTCTGATCGTCTCATACAGCACCGTCGTGAGTGCAAACTTATACGCCAAGAAACCAACAAACGTGGCACCATAATCAAAGTCAAAGGCGAAGGGAGCGTTGTTCCACGAAACTTCGAGAGCAGCCGCACTGATCGGTGCGATGAACTCCTTTTGCATGCTAGATCTCTCCAACTTGTCGACACGGTCAGAAAGGAGGGTGATGTAGGCATACGACGCGGCTGCACCAATCGTGGCGGACACGCCCTGCTCGGCACTCTGCGTGATGAAGTAAGAGGCACTCAGGGCCGATCCATAAGCGGCCGTCGAATTCTTCAACGTCTTTTTGAGATTTTTATACTCTCCGGTCAGGTTGGGTGCAACAGGTTTGGTAGTGACGGAAGCGAGGAACATCTTCTAGTTTTCATTGTTAACAAAACTTTATCTGACTTAAAAATTTCAAAATATAGTACTATATGAGGTGTGAATTGTGCAGGAAGAAGTGTGGGATACCATTGGATTGTAATCACTGCAAGGGACAGTTTTGTGTGAGTTGTTCTAACCTCGAGAAGCATAAATGTCCTGGTCTCAAAGCTAAGATTGAGAAGGACAGGGAACTCCTAAGCAAAAGAATAGCGTTCGAGAAAGATCCCAAGTGCTTAAAGATTTGATGACCCATATATTCGGGCTGGGATGCCCGAGTGGTCTAAGGGGGACGACTTAAGATCGTCTGGTGAAAGCCTCGCGGGTTCGAACCCCGCTCCCAGCATCCATGGGCTTGTAGTGAAACGGATATCACTTTGGACTTCTAATCCAACATTCCGGGTTCGATTCCCGGCAAGTCTGATATAAAGAAATGAATTGTGTAAAGCACATCATGAATGCCATCCTCCTTCATGACGTGGTCACCGTATCATTTCTAGTTCCATACTCCTTACTGTGTATCGCTGAGGTATTTTACGGCTATGTGCTGTACCCACTATTCCTGACACATGCTCTCATCTTTCATATGTTGTACGACATGTTATGGTTACATGTTCAACCAAAAATTGTTCCTTCAATGAGAGAGTTGATCATGCTTCACCACGCGGTTGCCATAACCCTTCTGATGCACCCCCTGACGAGGCCACAGGACGCTGGATTCACGGCTCTCTCGGGGCTTATAGAGATTGACACCTCGATGCTTCTTCTCAGACGCCTCACTAAGAATAACAAAACACTTACAAACTTCTTCGATTTCATGTACAGGTTGACTAACGTCATACTTCGTGTGTATTTCGAGACATTCATGTTGTTCATCATGAGCATCTATTTCAAAAATGACCACATCTTGACGAGGATCCATGTCATAGGTGGACAGGTGTTCATCACACTGTTCAGTTATGGAATTTGTGCGCTCACCTTTTCTCGGAAAAATCCTGGATTAAAGAATTAAATATAGTGTACAAATAGTATGCAGATATTCGTCAAAACTCTCACTGGGAAAACTATCACATTGGAAGTCGAGTCTTCCGACACGATTGATAACATCAAAGCGAAGATTCAAGATAAGGAGGGTATTCCACCCGACCAACAGAGACTCATTTTCGCAGGTAAACAGTTGGAGGATGGTCGAACACTGTCTGATTATAACATTCAGAAAGAGTCCACATTACACCTTGTGCTCAGGCTTCGAGGGGGTGGTAGTGACGAATCTAAAACGGTTAAAAAGAAGCGTGAACCCGGACCGTATATGAACTTCTGCAAAAAGATGCGCCCAAAGGTTGTCGAAGAGAATCCCAAATTCACTTTTGGTGAGGTTGGTAGGAAATTAGGTGAAATGTGGAGAGAGCTCTCCGACGAGGAGAAGAAAAAGTATATCAAGTAAATATAAGATGTGGTTGTATGTTGTGGGAGTGGGTATATTGTTACACACTTTACCGTATTACTGTTTGCGGTTAGTATATAAAGAACGTAAGAGGAAGGGAATATCTCCGAGGTGTTCATCAATCTGCTTAAGGGAATGATGATACTACTATGTAGATGTCTCTCAAAGTAAAGAAACTCACCTTCGATGCTGTTGTTCCTACTCGTGGTTCTGATGGTGCTGTGGGATATGATCTATATAGCTCCGAAGATGCGATCGTTCCGAATCAGGCGGGGCGAGCTCTGGTAGGAACCGGTATCACCGTTGTTCTCCCCCCAGGGGTATATGGTCGTGTAGCTCCCCGCTCCGGTCTCGCTGTCAAACATTGCATCAACGTGGGTGCCGGAGTTATTGACCCAGATTACACCGGTGAAATTAAAGTCGTTCTGTTCAACCATGGAATGAACGACTTTGAAATCAAGAAGGGTGATCGGATCGCTCAGCTCGTTCTCGAACGTTGTGAGACACCTCCTATTGAAGAAATTAGTATCGTGGAAGACACTGAACGTGGCTCTGGTGGCTTCGGATCTACAGGTCAATAAATTCATCTTTGCAAAACCATAAATCTTCAGGTGTTGGCATAAATAGTATACCATGACTCATGACCATCGATAATTTAGCTTTAGTGACAGTTGTGTGAGTATATAACAGCCACCTCTCCCAATAATCTGCCCGGAAGAAGTCTTCCCAATCCTCTGTAGAACTTTCCCCGACTCGTAACATTCCTCTGTGTATCTCACCCGGATCCGTCTCAATTCGCAGCTCCTTTGGAATAATCGCCCCCTTCTTAAGGAGTTGTGCACGCATGATTCTTGGATTGCCATGGTCTGGATAATGCTTAACACCCACAGAACCAAAGTCAATACATCTTTTATTTGGCAGGGTCACCCTGAGTTTATGTGACACCGACGGGCTCGGTTGTAATACGACGTGCATTATACTTTGAACTGTTAAAATAAAAGTTTAGATTTAGCGTTAAATCCAAAAAAATATAACCGCTTGATATTTTAACATGCGTGTATTGGAACTTTTCAAAGGCACCGGAAGTGTATCCAAAGTCCTTGAACCAGCGGGACATGAAATTGTGAGTTTAGATATACTCAAAAAGTTTAATCCTACTCACCTATGTGACATACTCGAATTTGATTACAAACAGTACCCTCCAGGGCACTTCGACCTTATTTGGGCATCCCCAGAATGTAAGATATATTCCCAACTTCAGACCACCAACGTTGGACCGACTCGTAAATTCAAGTCGATGGAGGAACTCAATCAGGCTCGTCAGGAGAATAGTAAATATGTTGAAAAGGTTTTGGAGATTATAGAGTACTTCAATCCGAAAGAGTGGTATATCGAAAATCCATGGGCTTCCGCCATGAAAAACTTACCGTGTATGGAAGAGCTCACATCGGTGCGCTTTGACTACTGCCGCTTTGGATTTGATTACAAGAAACCTACTCGTATATGGACGAACCGTGAGGATTTGAAGAATCACCCATGCACGTGTCCGAACAGACAACACAGACATAGAATCGGTATCACGACCCCTGGTCAAATTTATGCGGGTGGAGAGGCGGACACCACAAACACACTCGACCGTTATAGGATACCCGAGCAACTCTTACGTCATCTCTTTGCCAAACACTTATAAAGAATATACACACTTAGCTAGTAAATGAACTCCAAGAAGAACACCGAAACAACGACAAGACTTTCATTCGCCGAACGTGAAGCCAAATACGCCGAGGGTAGGAAGGCCGCTGTCGAAAAGGCGCTCCAAGGTGAAAAAGTTCGTTACAAATCTGAATGTGACCCGATTAAGTTCAAGAAATTCTTGGAACATCGCCTCACAATTTGGGATGAGTTGAAAGATAAGACGTTTCACAATAAACGTATGTATGAAAAAACCAAATCTCTGATTAATCAATGGAACTAAATTAGTTACCGAACGCTACACCACCCATACCATTCTTGATACGAAGGATGTTATAGTTGACAGCGTATACGCGGTGATGATCGTTGCCGTTCTCGGGAGCGCTGAACGTCATCTTGGCGTTGTCGATTCGCGAAAAGTTAAGGCTACCTGTGGGCTGCATCTTGGACATGGTGAGACAGAAAGGCCAAGAGAAGGTCGCGAGATCATCGAGAATGTTATCGGGGAGATCGGTGGTGTGCATCTCGGCGACGACATCGTGGTGATACACGTCCGTGGTGTCCTCGAAGAGAGCAACACCGTTGATGTATAAGGAAGATGTCCCGAACTTGAAACCGTCAGTGGCGTGGTTCCAGGGGGCGCCGTTCGCGTTACCAGAAACGACGTGGAGGGACTTTACGGGGTGGTTGAAGTAGGTGATGTCGACATCCTTGTCAGTCCTAGAGAAGCGCTGGTTCTGAACCTGAGTGATGAGCATCTCATGTTCCCTGTCGGTGAAGAACTTACGTTCATCCGTGTCGAGATACACGTAGTTGCCGAACACCTTGGGGGTGGTGGAGGGGGAGAACCCATCGCGGCACTTGATGCGAATCTCAACGTCGTGATATTGGAGAGCGAGGAGGGGAAGAGCCTTCGACCAGTCCTCACCGAAGAAGAAGGGGAGCATGTAGTAGTTACCACCGTGGTTCTCCTTCCTGTGGTTGAGGCTCACACAGAAGGAAGCCTTGGCAGCCGAATCCCTCATGAGAGGGTTGTGAACACCCTGGATGAACAAAGAATCCATGGTGGTTACCATCTGACCACCGATCCAAAGGGAAAACTCTGTGAGGTCTGTGGCTTCTCTTTTAAAGAAACCATTGTCGTTGTTTCGGGTGGCGGCGATGTTATCGGCCTCAATCCAGACATAGCTGAGAAGATCACCCTTGGAACGGACGGGAATGATAACCTCGTTACCGGAACCAAACGTGCCGATGTAGTCCATGCGCTCGGGCTTCATGGCGAAGTTGGTGTATCGTTTGTAGTTTTGACGGAAAAAGCTTACTTCAGGTTGACCGGTGATGTAGACGTCCTGGGCACCTACAGACACGAGTTCTATTAAAGCGGCAGACATTTATTAATAAATGATATTAAAATTTTGGGTACATGTATACGTATGGTGGTATTTCAAGCTTTAACCTGGGAGGCCAGAGACGATGACGACGAACATCTCATCAGCATCTTTGGTAAAACTGAAGATGGAAAATCTGTGTGCGTGACAACTGGCTTCAAGCCGTATTTCTTTGTAAAGTTGCCACGTGGAACAGAGAAGGGTGATGTTGAAATTTTATATGACAGGATAAACTCGATGAAGAAGGATTGTCTCACCGGATATTCCTTGACAAAGCAAAAAGATGTCTGGGGTTTTCAAAACAATGAAGAATTTTTCTTCATGCACCTGACGTTTAAGAACCTGGAGGCGAGACGTAAAGTCAATTCTGTGTTCATGTATAACAGTGACTTCAAACCTTATCACGTATACGAATCAAATATAGATCCCGTCCTGAGACTCATGCACAGAACTGGTATTCAGTCCACTGGATGGCTGGATACTGGGACGAGATGTATCAGGTCTCACCTCGCGAACGTAGATATCGATCTGTGGTGTAACGAGTGGAGTGATCTGAAGCCTGTCGACCGTGACGACATCGCACCGTTTGTCGTGGCGTCCTTTGATATCGAGTGTAACAGTTCCACGGGTAAATTTCCAGATCCCAACGTCAAGGATGATGCCTGTTTTCAAATAGCCATTTCACTCTGTAAATTTGGAACTGATGAACCATACGAGAAAACCTGTTTGTGTTATAAAAACACAACTGGTGAAGATGTGGTGAGTTTCAAAACGGAGAGGGAACTTCTACTCGCCTTCAAAGATTACGTCCAGAAAAAGGATATCGATATCCTGACTGGGTGGAACATTTTTGGATTTGATCTTGAATACATTTACCGACGGGCAGCCATGAACGGGTGCGGCCTCGAGTTTTACCAGTTGGGAAAGTTGAAAAACACAGAGTCTCACATGGTTCAGAAGAAGTTGAGCTCCAGCGCTCTCGGGGACAACTTCCTCAAACTACTTCCTATGCCTGGACGATTCATCTTTGATCTTTTCCACGAAGTCAAAAAGGGATACAAGCTAGACTCGTATAGTCTGAACAATGTCTCGAAGTTGTATCTCGGTGATCAGAAGATTGACATGCCCCCAAAGGAAATGTTCGCCCGCTTCCTCGAAGAAGATCCCGTCAAGTTGGGTGAAGTCGCTGACTACTGTATCAAGGATACCCTCTTACCTCACAAACTCATGAAGAAGATGTGTATCCTGCTAAACTTGGTTGAGATGGCTAAAGCTACGTGGGTTCCTATGTCATTTCTGGTTGAGAGAGGTCAACAAATCAAGGTGTTTAGTCAATTGTCCAAAAAAGCTCGAGAGTTGGGCTATATGGTTCCCACAATTAAGTATGGATCTCTCCCAGAGGAGCAATACGAAGGAGCTACGGTTTTAGAAGCTCAAAAGGGGGCGTATTACACACCTATTACTGCCTTGGATTTTGAAGCACTATACCCATCAATCATGACAGCTCATAATTTGTGCTACTCCACATATGTCATGGATGAGAGGAGGTATGGAAACATCGAGGGAATCACGTATGAGACTTTCAAGATTGGAGACAAGACATACAAGTTTGCGCAAGATGTTCCAAGCCTGCTACCAGCTATTCTAACAGAACTGAAACAATTTCGCAAGAAGGCAAAAAAGGATATGGCAGCTGCAACTGGATATATGAAGGAAGTCTACAATGGAAAGCAGTTAGCCTACAAGATTTCAATGAACTCGGTCTATGGTTTTACAGGGGCGGGGAAGGGTATTCTACCTTGTGTGCCCATTGCTTCAACTACCACGTGTCGTGGTCGAGCGATGATTGAAGAGACCAAAACGTATGTGGAAAAGAACTTCCCCGGAGCAAAAGTCAGGTATGGAGACACTGATTCTGTGATGGTGGAGTTTGACGTCGGTGATCGTAAGGGAGTGGAGGCCATTGAGTATAGTTGGGAAGTCGGTGAAAGAGCCGCGGAAGAGTGTTCGGCCCTCTTCAAAAAGCCCAATAACCTGGAGCTTGAAAAGGTGTACTGGCCCTATTTTTTGTATTCCAAGAAGCGTTACGCCGCGAAGCTTTGGACAAAGGGTAAGGATGGGAACATGAACATGGATTACGTTGACGTGAAAGGTCTACAACTTGTTAGACGGGATAATACCCCTCACATGAGAGAAGTTTGTAAAGAACTTTTAGACGTTATCCTGACCTCTGGGGACACAGATCCACCCAAACACCTAGCAAGGGAAAGAGCTAATGAGTTGCTCTCCGGAGAAGTTCCCAATGAAAAGCTCGTCTTGAGTCAGTCTCTTTCAGATAGCTACAAAGTCAACGGTGAGACTGTATCCGTGACGGGATCAAAAAGTGTGCTCATCAATCAAGCACATGTGCAAGTGGTGAATAAAATGAGAGAACGTAAACCCGGTTCTGAACCACAATCTGGTGACAGGGTGCCCTATCTTCTCACAAAAACGAATGATCCAAAGGCTAAGGCGTTTGAAAAATCTGAGGATCCCAAGTATGTCGAGGAGAATAATATCCCGGTTGACTATCACTACTACTTCGTTAATAAATTCTTGAACCCCGTGTGTGACCTTCTCGATCCACTCTACGACAACGTCAAACAAGAAATTTTTGGGGAAATCATAGATGCCCACAAACCCCCACCGAAGAAGAGGGAACCCGCCATAAGCACCATGAAGAAGGAGCAACTCGTTGAAGAATGTAAAAAATTAAACCTAGATGACACTGGTAAAGTCGCAGAACTGAAGCAACGTATTAAAGAATTTAGAGATCGTCAAAACTCTGTTGATGATCTATTTAAACATTACGAGCAAAGTAAACATAAGAATGACGAGACTGACCAAGTTAGTCATTGAGAAAACTAAGGAAATTTTACTCCGTCAACTTCCCGGTGAGATTGAACACGAACTCAATGAGCTTGTTTGTGAACTCGTGGAAGAGGGTGTGGAAACATATCATACCGAACAGCTCTCGAAAACTCTCGAAAATATTTCAAAGAAGCACCAGATTCCGCTGGAGTTGCTGCTGCGTGACATTCCCCAAATAAGTGGTGAAGAGCGATGTCGAGGAAAGAAGAAGAATAAGGATGAAGGTGGAGACTTTAGATGCAAGTTCAAGGCTGGTGAAAATGGATACTGTAAATTTCACCAGCAACAGGGTGAAAAAATTAAACCGAGACAACTACCCAGTCAACAGCTACACAACCACGGCCCCGAAAAAATGAACGTCCCAGGGTGCCCGGGTTGCGAACAAAAGGGACTTATAGATTTGAGTCGTTTACTTTTCAATGAATAAAACAAGCATTCTGCTATCATCAATCAACCAATTCTACACTGACGAATATAACAGGAATAAACTACTGACCATCTTGAATAAATCTAGTGGGATCTCGTTAAGAAATCTCGAGTGGTTCATCACCAACTACGCCAAAAAGAATAACACATCCTTCAAAACCAAAGACGGTAAACTTTTTACAGTCCACTGTGCCTATAAATCTAGCTTGGATGGATACAGTAAGAAACTGTTCGATCCATTTTGCAGAGCTGAGAAATTTACCTATCAGATCCCCGAATCATCTCAAGAAATTCAGACTACTCTCGCTCAACTGAATTTCATCAAATGGTGTATCAAGAATAACATCATCGACTATATCTATAACAACAAACAGAACTTGTTCACTAAGTCATGTAATCAAAAACTTGTGACATGACACCATCTTTGATGCGAACAAAGTTCATCGTTTTAGCCAGTATATGAAAACGTCTATTATGCCAGGCATAGTTCCCAGTATCGCCATCCTCATGCTTACTGGAGAACAGGTTTCCGTGTAATATAGGTTCTTTCACAACGCTAAAATTGACGTGGCCCGATGGGTCACTCTCGTATGGATACAACGCAAAACTATAAGAATAGAATCTCCTAGTGATGGGTGTGTTCCTGTGATGGAGTCTCGGCTGAAGAATCCTTAAAAAGTGGGGTGATCCTGTGTGCTCATCCAAAATTTCTTCACCGTCAAGGGAGAGTGTCACGTAGTTGATGTGTTCATATTTCAAAGCCGGGTCTACTTGAGTGACTCCATCTGAGATGATAGGTATTTCATTATAGTTTGAAGTTCCACCAAACGCGTTGTTCTCCGTGTACATCACGAAGAAGTACAGCTCTTGAACCAGGTTTGTGAAAGTCAGACGAGTCTTAAATTCTGGTTTTTGATTCCCGTCGTCTTCGTCGACCAACACATCATTATACTGTATTTGTGTGATTGCAAACTCATGTTCACGGTTCATGACTTTAATCTTCTCCACGGGATCCAAAAATACACACTCAGTAGATAATCTCAAATCATAGGGCTTATAGGTGACCAGGTCTTCCACATTGGCTCCAAGGAAACCCTCGAACCCCTGTATCTGCGGTTGAGAAATGCATATGCACTCCTCAACGTTGCGGAACTTCACCTCCACTTCAATCTCTTGTCTCGTCAGTGCGCAAACTGGTAGAGCGAGCTCTGGATGATTGTGAAAGTAAAACGGAATCTCTATACAAACATCCCCACCAAGCTGTCTAGGGTAAGGTCTCGTTTTTGAAATTCTACTATTCACTACGGCTGGGCTGGAACTCACATCTCTCATGGACAGGTCGAATAAGTTGACTTGTTTCGTAGTTGGGTATTCAAGTTCTGCGTACAGATCCAAATATTCGGTCGTGATGTGTTGTATAACTGTGCCACCGACAGAAAGAGTAATGTAGTCTATGAAATTACACGCTTCACCGTATATGTAGTCTCTTTGTTCA